ATGAAAGAAACCATCAAATGCCAGTACACCATGCTCTTAGAGCCATCAGAGCTAAAGGAGCATCCACAGAATCCAAACTATCATCCAGAGAAACAAATAGAGATTCTCGCTAAGATAATTAAAGCCAATGGTTTTAGGAGACCAATAGTCGTTAGTGAAAGAACTGGGGAGAAAGTCATCATCAAAGGTCACGGAAGATTTATGGCTTCAAAGCTTTTGGGAATGACCGAAGTGCCAGTAGATATTCAACAGTACGATTCGGAAAAGGAGGAACTCGAAGACCTAGTCGCAGATAACAGAATCTCGGAGTTAGCAGATGTCGATAATAAGAAGCTCTACGAAATCCTCAAAGAGTCCGAAGGTAAGTTCGAGACAGGTTACACCGAAGGAGAAATCGAAGCCATTGTAGCGAATATTGAAATCAAGGAGGAAGACCTAACAGTAGAGCGGGAAGTTGACGAAGACCCGAAAGAAGCATCTGGACAGAAATCAATCATTTTGCACTATACCAGTGAAGAAGCAGAAGAACTCCAAATAATCTTGAACCAGCTACAAAAGATTTTAAATTGCAGAAATACAAGTTCAACAATTTTAACCCTACTTAAGAACAATCATCAATGAGCCAAATACCAATATATTGCGAATACGCAAAAGAAGCTAATGTCGATGAATTGAAGATTCATCCAGAAAGTCCATACATACATAACGAAGACCAAATTATAATTCTCAGCAAAATCATTGAGAATAATGGCTGGAGGAACAATATTGTTGTAAGTAGCAGGGATTCAAAAACGATTACAAAAGGAAGACTCTTGTACGAGACTGCGGTTTACAATGGTTGGGACAAAGTACCAGTTGAGATTCAAGAGTACGAAAGCGAAGAAGAAGAAATCGCAGATATGGTCTCAGACAATAAGATTACCTCAATGTCAGAAATGGATGATTTTATCTTGGCAGAAGTAATTGAACGAATCTCAGAAATAGGCGGAGATATTGGAAACACAGGTTACAACGAATCTATGATAAATTCATTCCTCAACGCAATAGATGAGGATATGGTGATTGGCGGTGAAAAGGAGTTCGAGATACAGGATGAGGATAGTATCAAAACAATAAAGCTGATTTACGATAAAGAAGATTTTGAACTTTTCAAAGTATTGATTATGGATGCTTGCGAAAAAGAAAATGAAGTACCTTCTCAATTAATTTACAAGTTAGCCTTCAAAGCTTACAAGGATGAAGATTAAGAATATCAGACGAAAAGAGATAAACTACAAAAACTATGTCAAACGCAGGGCATCGACCGATGACTGTTTAAATGCAGTAACTGAACCTTGCAAGATTTTTGACGAAAAAGGTGAACTTGTTTGCATTTACGGAATGCTCAACTCAGATACTACCGAACTGGTTGAGGAGTTAAAAAATGTAAACTATCAGACTACAACTAGGACTGGTGGACTTTTGACTACAAGCAGAATTTTCGGATTCCAACCCAGACTCGAAAGAAGGCAACGCTCATTTTGCAATCAGACCAGTATGAATAAGGAGCATCCGAAGACCGAAGCAATCTTGCGTGGTCTCGCTTCTTCAATATCCGAACAATATTTTGCTCAAGCTCCAGAGGTATACGAAAACCATAAGGAGATGTTTTCGGAAGTTTTAGAAGAATGGAAAATACAAGACTCACTTTTTACAAGTGGTATCATAAATAAGAATAACCCGCTCAACTATCACTTCGACTCAGGCAACTTTCAAAATGTTCTTTCTTGCATGTTAGTGCTAAGAAAGAATATGGAAGGAGGATGGTTATGTGTTCCAGAAATAGATACACGATTCTTACTCAAGAATAATTCGGTGTTTATGTTTGATGGTCAAAAGCTACTTCATGGAGTTTCGCCAATGAGTGAGATAACAACTGACGAAGATGCTTATAGATTCTCAATAGTTTATTACAGTTTGAAAGGAATGTGGAAATGCCTAACTCTTACTGAAGAACTTTTGCGGTCAAGGAAACTTGAGTTAGATAAACTAAAATGATACCTGCTAAAATACATCAGATATATTTCAACTGGCACAATAAAGAACTAGAAGAAATAGAACTCTTTAGAAAGAGTGTAGAATCAGTTAAGGAAAAAAACCCTGACTTTGAACATAAGGTCTGGACTGAAGAAGAATGTTTGAATCTAGTCGAAAAAGAGTTTCCTGAATACAAGGACTTTTATTTAAATTTTCGATACCCAATACAAAAGGTAGATTTTATAAGATGGTGTATTCTTTATACTTTTGGTGGCATCTATATGGATTTAGATATGCACTGCATAAAAAATTTCGAACCGCTAAGAAATAACAAAATATTATTTCATAGCATAAGACATATAGTGCCTGACCATTCAGAGTTTGTCATAAATGATTTGATGGCAAGCGTACCTAAATACAGGTTATGGAAACTTATACTTTCTAAGTGTGTCAGAAACTATAAAGAAAAAGAATCGATAGATGTTTATGATACTTGGAAAGGTAGATTCGTTTTGCAAACTACTGGTCCGAAATTTATCAGTCGTTGCTTGAAACAATATATGCCTAACTACAAACCGCAAAATCTAATCTGGACTAAATGGAGAAATGAAAGATATAAGAATATGCCCAGAGAAGATTATTTCATTGAATGTTTTAGAGCGGGAAGCTGGTTAAAGGTGACTAACAAAAATTTAAAAAATCACGATACATTCAAATGATATGAATAAAAAACTAGAAGCCATAAGAAAAAAGGAACTAGCATTCCTTAAGAAGAAAGAACCAGAATACATCAAGGAGCCTCGAAAGAACTTATCTGATAAGTACAAGCTTTTCATAATATCAAGCGGAAGGGCAAATACATTTAACTCGATGCAGGAAGTCATCAAGGAAGAAGGAGTATTTATAGTAGGTACTGGAGAAAAGAAAGCTTACGAAGATGCAGGTGCAAAAGAAGTTTATGAAGGTGGCAAACTGATTGACAGTAGAAACAAAGCCCTCGACCTAGCTTTCGCTGAAAACAAATATTGCATTCAACTAGATGATGATTTGATAGATGTTAAGCTAAATGACTTTTCGGGCAAAAATACGAACATACTTGTAGACTTAGGAAACTATATTGATGAGCTTGTCGAGTTTGCAGAAAGTCGACCAGAAAAATTAATTGGAGTGCCACCTACATCAAATCCATTCTACGCTAGAAATGAGATTCAATTAAATGCTTTCATCATTGGTAGTGCTTGCCTCACAAAGCCATCACCAGAAAGATTCGACCCGAATATGAAACTCAAGGAGGACTATGACTTCACATTACAACATATAAAAAACTATGGTGGAGTTGTTCGATTCCATAAGTATCTTTTAAGTTTCAAGCATTACACTAACGCTGGAGGTGCAGTTTCTTATAGGAATAATGAAAGAGAAACCGAAGCGATAAATTACTTGATGAACAAGTGGGGAGATGCAATCAGATTGAATACGAAAAGAGAAAACGAAATACTCTTCCGCAGGAATGTTAAGAAGTATCTATGATAGACGAAAAACTAATAGACCAAATCGAGAAGAAGCAGTTAGCGAATATCGTTAACAAAATCAAAGAAGGTAAAAGCCTAACTCTCAAGAGCAGGTATTCTTAGATAAAAGTAAGGAACAAACTGACATTAGTTTTCTGTCAGAGGAAGCAGTTATTCGTACCGCTGAGTTAGTTGATTATTTAGGAATCACCGCTCAACGCATCTCAGAACTCGCTAAAGATGGAGTTATGATTAGACAGGGCAATGGAAGGTATGTTGCAAAAAAGTCTATTCAGAACTACATCAAGATGCTCCAGAAGGGAAGGAAGTCAAAACATGGCTCTTCTGCAACAATGGAAGAACTCCGTCACAAGTTAGTTCAAGAACAAGCTCGAAAGGAAACCGCAATAGCTTCATTGAAAGAGTTGGAGCTTACGATGAAGGCGGATAATTTAATACCTGAAAGCGAAGCAACTTCGGTAATAATAAAACTCCTCACTCCACTCAGAAGACTTTTAGATGCTTTACCTCGGCAAGTATCAGCAAACGCAAATCCAACAAACCCTGCGGTCGCTGAACTGGCGATACGAAATGGTTTAGACGATAGAATCTATTCTGAGATAGAATCCATACTTAAAGAGGAAGTCGAGTTAACAACTGACGAATAGTATGGCTAACGCATCATCCTTTGACACTAAAAACTTCGGTCGAATGATGAAAGAGTTATCTCTTTACACTTCGGGTAAGTTTAAAGATGTCGTTACAAAAACCGCTAAAGAGGTAATACACCTGACCGCTAGAAGAACTAAGAAAACTACTGCGGGAAAACAGAATGAAAGACTTAAGCAGAAGTTAAGAAGACCCTTCGTCAGTAGGGATGGAGCTAAGTATTACTTAGGAGAAAACGGAAATCTTTGGGTATCACCTTTTGGCGATAAAGCAAAATACAATTGGGTTCTTATGAAGCAGGGAGTTAAAACTCCTCCAGCAAGTATCCCATCAAATCCTCCGATATACAGAAACCCTCAAACCAAAGGAAGGAAATTACAAAACAGGGAAAGGCAACGCATCAGAAATGTAATGCAGAATGCTAGAAAATACTACGATTCCAAAAAGAAATACAACAAATCAGCAAGAGGTCTTTCCCAAGCTTCTTGGTTACATATGTTGAGACTACTAGGAATGAAAAACTTTGGTTCACAATTAAAAATTGCTTCAAGAGTAAGATTAACAAGCGAACTCAAAAGAGCTAGTAGCGTAAAAACATCAGGGCAAAAATACAAATTTGAAGTTGAGTTATACAATGCAGTACAAGCTACATTGAATCGTCACGCTGGAGGTATGAGACAGTTTTATCGTTCAATTCAAGGAAAGACCAAAGCATACGAAAAAGCTATTGCAATCGACCAGAAAAAGTATATGAAACAGTTTGCAAGTAAAAATGGATTCGTTGTTACATAATAGTGTTGGTAATCTTTTCGCTCCCCGAAAGTTAAAAAATATAGTCGATTGGATATACGATAATTGTTATCTAAGAGATAATATATCAGAACTGCCAGGTCATCTAAAAATTTTCCCATACGGAAAAGAACCGCTCGAATCTATGGTAGACCCGATGGTGCAGAAAATTACTTTGTGTTGGGGAAGCCAGTCGAGTAAGACTACGACTATATATTCTGGTTTATCTTATTTACTTTCAGAGTTTCCGAAAGATACACTTTGGATTATGCCTTCGGCAGAAAATGCTAGAAACTTTTCCAGAGGTAGATGGTTACCATTTATGGAAGATTGCAAACCATTAAGGGAGCAATGTCCAATATCAGCAGATACTGGAAATTTAGATAGAGAAAAAATAACTAATATGAGACAGGAATTTTTATCCTGTTGTTTAACTTTTACTGGAGCAGGAAGCGAAAACAATGTTAAGTCTGCACCTGTTGCCTACCTAGTCTTAGATGAGATTGATGAGATTGACCCTGATATACGACTAGCATCCCTTGAGCGTATTAAAGGAAGGCGGGAATATAAGATAATACAAACCTCCACACCGAAAGAAATGTCTGGAGGAATATGGGAAGAATACCTGCAAGGTGACCAAAGGAAATATCTAGTACCCTGCCCTCATTGCGAAGAAGAAATCGAATTAACTTGGAGACAGAAAGATAAAGAAGGCAAGACAAGGTACAGTTTAGCTTTTGACGAAAATGCAAAGATGGAAGATGGTAGTTATGATTTTTTAAAAGTTGCATCAACGACTTACTATCGTTGTCAAAAATGTGACGGAAAGATTTTAGATGGTCATAAACCAGAAATGCTAAAGAAGGGCAAATGGGAAGCAATGAACCCGCAAGCTCCAATAGGTCACAAAAGCTATCACTTAAATTCACTTTACGCTCCAGCACTAACTTTCTCCGCACTTATGGTATCTTGGCTACAAGCCAGTACAACTGTTCACGGGTTAAGGAAATTTATACAAGGTAATCTCGCTGAACCTTGGTCAGAAGATAGTGCTTTCCAAGACCAGAATGATTCTCATGAACTCGAGCAACCATACGAGCGTGGTGACCTGCAAGGTGAATATAGACTTTTAGCAGTAGATACTCAAACTGACCATTTTAGATATATTGTTCGTGGCTTCGATAGAGATAATAAATCATACCTCATAGATTATGGAAGTGTGGCGGGCTTCAAAGATTTAGACGAAAAGTTTTCACAGTTTCATTGCTCGAAAGCAATCATTGACTGTGCTGGTGACAGAACACAGGAAGTGTACGAAGAAGTTTACAAAAGAAGAAATCATTGGTTCGGAAGTCGTGGTTGGAAGAATATGGCAGAACCATATCGACTACAACAGAAAGACCCGTTCACAGGTAACACAAAAGGTCGTGCAGGTCAGGGCAAGTTTCTTTACCTACACATAAATAAAACTGTATGGGAGCAGGAAATTGCCCAGCTTCGTGGAATGAAGATGGAAGGATTCTTTACATTCAAAGATACACCGAAAGATTACTATGATGAACTTTTTGCAGTTTACTGGACAAAAGAAACTGACCGAAGTGGTCATATCAAAGTTGTTAAGAAGAAAAAGAGACATAAAGGTGACCACTACTTTGACTGCGAATGTATGGCTAGAGCTTTAGCAAAATTTATTGGAATTGGTAGAGTAGATTCAGAAAATTCGGTAAATAGAGTCAGGAAAAAGCCAAAAATTCCTGAAAAAAGCGGTTTTTGGGGATAAAAACGAAAAAAAACACAAAAAAAGACAAATAAAACTTTACTTTTGTGAAAAAAAAGCCATTATTGTTATTATGATAACAACTACTACTACAAAAACACTACTATTAAATATTACTAAAAGCGAAGATGTTAAAGAATCTTCTAGAAGAGCTATTGTATCACTCAATAACTTAATTCATGAGTTGAGAAAAGTTAATTCTGAAAAAGAAACTATCGATGACGAATATGCAGGAAACAATGTTGCTATTCACGAGATGGAAGAAATCAGAGGGATGCTTTGCCAAATGTTTTACAACTGCGTAAATAAATAAATTTTAATCAGACTCCCACTTCGGTGGGAGTCGCAACCTACAATAACTACTATGAACAAAGCTATACTATTCGACCCAGAAACCTCAGAGTCAAAAACTGTTGAGGTATCTGATTTCCGTGACATTCAAAATAAAATCGGATGTCGCTATTTCACTTGTATCCAAGTTAGTCCGACAGAAACTATCTATCTAGATGACGAAGGACTACTCAATGGTACATTGTTTGGCACTAAGCTTCACGACTACCCATCACCAGTTATGGGCAAGCTCCTTTTCTTAGGAACTACTGAAGATGGTAACTCTGAAGATACTTCATTTGAACCAGACGATATTATGAATATGGTCGATTACACTTTAGAAAGAGGTGCAGAATGAGCGGGCAATTTACTATGAGAAAAAGATGAGCCAGCGTTGGAATATGTTTATAATACACTATCCAATTTATTACGCTCCAATGTCAATAATTTCGATAAACATGACCTCGATGTTTCTAAAATTATTTTATCAATTTATCTTGACAGATTAAAAAATAAATCTGATTCTGAAAATGTATCAGGTAAGTTGCCTGATATGTAGTTATATGGTTTTTATTATTTTGTTGTTATCATCAGCACTATAGTAGTAGAAAAGGAGTTACTTAAATAGTAACTCCTTTTTTGCGAATTGACAAAAGCAAGATGTTTGATGGCATCACTTACAAGTACACAGAAGTTTGTTGAACTAAGAGACAAATTACTAGAAGCATATACCGCACTCGCTGGGGAAGGAGTATCAAGTTACTCTATTGGAGACCAGACCTTTACCTTAAAAGATACTGGAAATTTATTAGAAGAAATACAAAAGCTTGACAGAATCATTGGATTGCGTACTAAAACTTTAGGACTAAAAGGATATAACAGAATAGACTTAAGAAGATTCAATGGCTAACAGTAAAAAAACCAGTAGGCTGGGATTTGCTTCCAAAATGTTTTGGAAAGCTTTTCGTGGTTATGATGCAATAAAACAAACTAGATACAGAGCTAGTCGTGGACTTGAGGTAATCAGGTCAGAGGAACTTGAGCTAACTCAGCAAGATAGGAAGACACTCATATCTGCACTTTTGTCATTCAAGAGAAATAATCCAGTTGTCAATTCAATATCTCGTTTAAGAAAAACAGATGTCGTTGGAAAGGGAATCGTACCGCAGGCAACAACAAGTGATGAAGGACTCAACCAAGAAATAGACGAAGCTTGGAAGGAGTTTTCCGTAGACCCTGAAGTGACTGGTTGTATGGATATGCGTGAGCTTCAGCAACAAATGGTAGATTCGCTTTTATTCTATGGAGATTCTGGATTAATCGTTTTAGATGGAAAGGTTCAATTAGTTGATGGTTCAAGAATCGGAAACCCGAATAATGCCTACACATCAAGCGAAGTAGACAAATACCAAAATGGAGTCGAGGTAGATAAACTAGGAAAACCAATTTCTTACACAGTCGGAAATATGGTTAACGGAAATCTTCAAGACTTCAGACAGATTCCCGCAAAAGACTTTATATCATTTTTCAGACGGGTAACTCCAGTACAATATAGAGGAATACCAGAACTAGCTCCTGTACTTAATACGCTACAAGATTGCGATGAGTACGACAAAGTAGAGATGATTAGTGCGAAAGTTTCAGCATCACTATCAGTAGCAGTCAAAAGGCAAGGTAGCGTTGAGTTCGAGATGGCAAATCAGTTAGACGATGACCAGCAGGATTCCGAAGGAAGTTTGCAGGAATTTGTGCCAGGTCAATTTCATTATCTAAATCCAGATGAAGATATTAGTGTAATCTCAAGTGCTGGCAGACCAAATGTTGACGGAATACAATGGATTCAATACTTACTAAGAAAAGTTGGTAGCACAGTCGGAATACCAATCGAGTTCTTACTTATGGAGATTGGCGGGAGTTCATTCTCTGCTTCACAGGGAGTTGTTCTACAATACCAGCAAACAGTTGAGAGTTACCAAAGCGATTTAATTAGAGTTATGGAAAAGCTCTACCGAAGATGGTTGATGCAAAAAATAGCCGATAAGGAAATATCAATTCCAGAAGGTGTAAATCCATTTTCTGTTCGCTGGCAACGACCTGCCTTCAGATGGATAAACAAAGTTGCTCAAGTCAAAGCAGATATGGAATACTATCGTTTGGGTGCAATGAGTTTAGATGATATTGTATCACCATTCGGATATACTGCCGAAGATGTATTGAAGCGAAAAGCTCAGAATATTTTAAAAGCGAAGGAGATTGCAGAAAAAGCAGGAATCGATGAAGCTGACCTTATCAATCCGTATACAACATCAATGTCTGGCAATCTAGCTGACTTTGTAGAATAAAATGCCTTTACCAGAACCTAGAGAGAGCGAAGATAAGCAAAAATTCCTCAATCGTTGTATGTCAGATGAGGAAACCCTAAAAGAGTTTCCAGATAACAAACAACGCATTGCGGTCTGTATGCGACTCTACGATACTCAGGAGGCTCTTGCGGAATCCAATAGTAGCACAGTAAGCGATAAGGTAGAAGATGCCTTGAAGGGCAAATTAAAGGAGCATAAAGAGAAAGTTGGTAGCGATAGCCGAAAACAAACTACTCTCAGGAAGCTCAAAGTAGTATTTAATCGTGGTGTCGGAGCGTACAGAACAAATCCTAGCTCAGTAAGACCAAATGTAAGCTCACCAGAACAATGGGCATACGCTAGGGTCAATAGCTTTTTGCGAGCATTGCGGAATCTAAAATATGGTGGCGGGAAACATGATACCGACCTGCTTCCCACAAATCATCCTGCAAAGCCTAAGAAAGCAGATAGTCACCGCTCATACCCAGATGGCGAAGCAATTCCCTCAGAGCTACCAGAAGCGTACAGGAAGTCCAAAGGAGAGGGAGAGACAGAAGGACAAGCCTGCATCAACTGTAAGTTCTGGAAGGAAAATACTGCTGAACATAGATTTTATTGCACTCATTGGAAAGCTCCAGTACGACCTCAGTATTGGTGCAAAGCTTGGGCGGAAGGCAAGGAAGCGTTGCAGGAAACATACAATGATTACCCAGAAAGTGCTACAAATAATGCTAAAAAAGTTTTACGCTGGAGAGATGAACATAAAGATGAGGTAAAAGGAATGACTCCAACAGGTTGGCGGAGAGCAAATCAATTAGCAAGTCGTGAGAAAATTTCAAGAGATACGATTGCCAGAATGGCTTCGTTCAAAAGACATCAGAAAAATGCAGAAATAGACCCTAAATTCAAAGCAACTCCTTGGAAAGACAATGGATATGTTGCTTGGCTTGGATGGGGAGGAACTTCGGGCATCAACTGGGCGATAAGAAAAAGAGAGCAAATTGACAAAAAGACAAATAATAAAATGGAAAGAGACTTTAATTTTAGCACAAAACAAATAACCTCCTCACAAGTAGATGCCGAATCAGGCGTACTTCAGGGAGTTTCATTAATTTCAGAAGGAGTGGCTTTAGGTCACGAGCTTTATGTAGATTCAAAAAGTTTAGGAACTATTTTTGAATCAATAGACGGAAAGAAGCTACCAGCATACATAACTCACAATGGTGCTTTATCAGAAGACAGAATCACAAGGGAAATAGGATTTTTTGAAAACTTCAGAGTAGATGGAGACAGAATACTTGGAGACTTCAATGCCTTTGATTCTTTCAGAGATGACGATAAGAGTACATTCAACAGACTCTTTGAACTTGCGGATAAGATGCCAGAAAATTTCGGACTCAGCATTGTATTTAGTGCTGACATAGTTTGGGCAACTGAGGATGGAGATTTTTCACTCGATGAAAAACCCGAAGAAACATTATTCGAATATCCTTCAATCAGAGTTAACGAAGTCTCAAGTGCAGATTTTGTTGATTCACCAGCAAGTAACGAAAAAGGACTTTTCTCAAAAATAAATAAACAAATCACAAATATGGAAGAAGCTAACTTGGAAGAAGAAGACAAGGTAGAAGAAGCTTTAGATTCCAGCGAAGAAATCGAACTAAGCGAAGAAACTGAACTTAGTGGTCATAAAGAGGAAGAACTCGATGACACTAAGGAAGAAGAAGAAGAAGAACTCGAAGAATCGAAGGAAGAAGAAGAAGAAGCTAAAATGTCTTCAGAAGAAGAACTATCCTCTCAATTAGATGAACTGAAAAGTGAAATCGAAAAAAAGGATGCTATGATTAGCGAACTTGAATCCAAGTTGGCTAAACATGAAGAAGAAAAGATGGAAAAAGAAGAAGAAATGAAATCGAAAGATGAAAAACTTTCTTCTGCTCAAAAAGATTTAAAACTATTTAAGTCTTTAATCTCTGGAGCAAATCCAGTTGAGGCACCATCTGCAATTGATGAAGGAACTTGGAGTCCTAGCAAAGATGCAATGATAAAAACATTTGCTAAGAATAACAATGTTTCAGAATTTACTGCGACCTTAAAATTAGGTCGTACTAACCCAGAACTATTTAACAAATAATTATTTAATATTATGTCAAGTACAACCCAATCAGGAGGTGCATCCCGCACTTTCCCAACAGGACATACAATCGACCAATATCGTGTCGTGTCCTTAAACACTAGCGGACAAGTTATCACTGCAACTGCAACTGATGCAAACCCGTTAGTTGGAGTTACAACTCGCAAGGTAGTAACTGCTGGAGACCCTGCATCTGTCCAACTAATCAATGGTGGCGGAACAGGATTCGTAGAACTAATCGCAACAGTAACAAATCCTTCCACCAAACTTTATTCTGGTGCAGATGGCAAAGCAAGTCCAACTGCAACTGGAGGTTTAATTGGTGTTACATTACAAGGTGGTGTAGCTAGCGATGTAGTGGAAGTTTTATTCGGTTCAGCAGAACTATAAGAAAGGAAATTTAAATTATGTCTTTATCAACAAATTCAACATTCAATCCGATTCTTTCGGAAGCATTAAACAAAATCGGTGAAAATCGTT